CAATAACCTCTCTGCCAACTGTACAAATATAAGGTGGCTGATGGGACTCGAACCCACAACATGTGGATCCACAATCCACTGGTCTACCTATTGAACTACAGCCACAATGGAACGGGATGGAATTGAACCACCGACGCCGAGATCTTCAATCTCGCGCTCTACCTACTGAGCTACCATTCCACATGACCCGAGCAGGACTTGAACCTAGCATTACGTGCTTGAAAGGCACGTGAACTTACCTTTATTCGACCGGGCCTTATAACATATCCCCTCTAGTAGCCTATAAGATATGTCAAATTGTAGTTTAAGGTCTAGAACTACCCTGGACCAAACGTCGCGCCCGAGATTCGAACTCGGAAAATCGCCAGTTTAGAAGACTGGTGCCTTATCCATTTGGCTAACGCGACTAAATTAATATCTTGTAGAGGAATCGAACCTCTATCTCTTAGTTCGTAGCCAAGTATTCTATCCATTAAACTAACAAGATATGAAGCCCGTAGTGGGAATCGAACCCACGTAACCTGCTTGGAAGGCAGGGAGTTTACCATTAACTTACACGGACAAATAAGGCCGGGTGTGTAGTTTCAATCACACGCATCCTCTTCCGGGTTCAACGACTCGTAACTGAGGTAGCTTACACGGATTTGTATCTAGCTTATAGCTTCTGTCGTCCACCGCTGCCCTCTGTGGTGTCTCCCCACTGCTTCCCTTTCCCGAGGCTAACATTGTCTTTTCGACTTTTAATGCTTGTCTACCGACCTTAATAGAGGTGGCGGGATTCGAACCCGCGATCCCGTGATCCCAAATCACGTATCCTGAACCAAACTAGACCACACCTCTTAATTACTATATAAATTTAATATAAATAAACATAGCTACTAAAGTTAATAAATAACTAATCCAAATTGGAGAAAATACCATTCCCCATGTCCAGTTAATAATATTACACAACTTTAAGATAACAAAAAGAATTGTTAAAAGATTTACTAAAACTGCGCCGCCATAAGCTAGTAAAGTATATTTATAATCATTCATTTCATACTCCTTTGAAAACGACAAACTACGGTGACCAGATTTGAACTGATACTAGCAGAGTCAAAGTCTGCTGTGCTTACCAATTACACCACACCGCATTAAAATGAGAGAATAAATAATTCTCTCATTTATTTTCTATATATATTATAATTCCTTTTTCAGAAAAAATCAAATTATTTTCTCTTTATATATATAGCTTTAACGTAACCTCGTCTAGTCCCTTTACTACCAGTAATCTTTACCAGATACCACTTATCCTTTCCTTTCCCAGTAGAACTAATTATAGTAACTTCTCGACCTTTTTTAATTACTGGATAAACACCAATATTATTATTCTTTGCAACTTTAGGTTGTAAACGAACATTTAACGCATCAGCTACAACTACACCCTTATTCTTTTTCTTTGATGTCGACTTCTTCGATGTAGCTACTCTCTTCCCAGGCATCTTTGTCACGATCCAAATATTAGGAAGCGCGCCCGCAATAGTTGTCTCATAACAGAACCAACCATCATTGTGGCGGCCGCCTGAATCTTTTGTATAAAAATAGTGCTTACCATTTCTAACCTTATAGTTAAGAAAAGCAACATAATGCCCGCTAGTAGTCCATGTCACTCCATTACGAGTACCACCTCTAAGCAGTAATACTCCCATCTTTGGGGAATCTTTTCTATTTAGAAGATCCCAAGCAGGCTTCATACCACCATTGATATTAGGCCAGCTAACAGTGAAACCATAATGCTCTAAAGTAGCTTTAATTCCTGCCCAAGTTGTTCCATTCCCTAGCGTAGCAAAGCCTTGCTTTACCATATACGGTCTTACATCTTTAGGAGTATACTTGGAATATTTTTTTTGTTCAATAATAACATGAGTGCACGCACAGCAACCACATCCATTACCTGCAAAAGAATAAGCATAGGTAGGATAAGGAAGAAAACCCCAACGAGAATCTCCTTGTCTGTAAATTGCACTATTCATTAGCCTTTTGCCTCCTCATCTTCTTCAGCAGCTTTTATTTCATCACTATAGAAGTATTCACCGTTAACTGCACCCTTAGCTTCAGCTTTCTTCATTCTCATTTCTCCTGTACTTTCGGTAGCAACTGGAGTATAGTCGTTGTTGTAATAAGTTACACAAGCAACGATTATAAAGTTAAGAATAATAGAAACAACCTTATAAGCTAAATCTAATTTTGGATTACCGAACTCTGTAATGTCTGTAGCCAGTAAAGCAGTATTTAATGAAGTGGCTATAGCTAAAATAGTTCTTAATTTTGTACCAAAATTCATAATAAACCTCCTTTATATAATAAAAAACATTCTTACCTATATAAAAGTGGCTTATTATGAATTAAAATACACATTATTAAATTATTATTACAAAATACAATCTCTTATAATACGATCTCTTTGAAGTATATCATACTTATCAAACTTATCCCATTCAACATAGTAATGATAGTCTTGTGTTGACACAACTCCAGACCAATCGTAGTTAATACCATCAATCTCTGTTACAAAATGTCCATCAATAGTATCATATAAAATTTTTCCTTCGGGAAACCGATCTTTTAAAATGAGAGCAAAATAATAACAATTACCATCTATCCAGTTACTATCTTTAGGAAAGCGTCTTTCAATAAAATCAATTATCTCCAGTCTTCCTTTCCCAATTATTTCCCAATCATCATTAAAGAATAAAGGAAAAGTACCCCAAGTACCATAAATCTTTTTCTCTTCTTCATCAACGCAATTTACAATACCTTCTTTATACTGATACTGCGGGATTCCAAACATATTAATAATTCGAATAATATCGCCAACTTCTATTTGATTTTTTGTTTTATTTTCCATTTTAATCTCCTTTATGGACAGGAGCGCTACGATTCGAACGTAGAATTTGGGTGTTGGAGACCCTTGGTTTGCCAGTTAAGCCTACGCCCCTATGACGCCGAGCAAGGGATTCGAACCCCCATCGCCTCGCGGCTACAGTGATTTTCAAGACCACCCTCTTACCAGTTAGAGTAACTCGGCAAAGCGGAGCATGAAGGATTTGAACCTTCGCGCCTACAAAAGACCTATACCCTTAGCAGGGGTACCTCTTAAGCCAAACTTGAGTAATGCTCCTTATTAAAATATTCAATTAAACCGCGGCCCGAGAGGACTCGTCGTAACACCAAACCTCCTCTCAGTTGTCAATATCTATGACCATCATGTGGACTTCTCATAAAGAGCGTGCAAATGGAGCCGGTGGGATTTGAACCCACGACCTTCGCCTTGCAAGGGCGATATTCTCCCGCTGAAATACGACCCCAGGTTCAGAGTGGCTATATTAGATATCATTTAAAACCCGTGTTTCACCATTATACCGTATCATATGCTACTAATATAACAGCTTCTCTAACTCCGAATACTAGAGGGTGGAATCGAACCACCGGCAACCGCTTTATAAGAACGGCCCCATCACCACTTGGGTACTCTAGCAAAAATAAAAGATTTATTCCTAATAAAAAATACGGGAGACAGGTCCTGCCCCTGCACGCCCTACAGCACTAGTTTCTAAGACTAGCTCGTCTACTATTCCGACACTCCCGCATATCATACCTTATTCCATTCTTCTTCAGAATATTCTTTTATTTCAGATACTTTACGAGGTAAATTATAATAATCACACCATTTTCTAATGGTATTATCACTTACATTATACATTTCCCCTATTTTAGTAAATGGAATATTTCGAATCATTCCTTTCAATTCATCTCTAGTAGGTCTTTTTGTTTTTCTTCGAGTTAAAGAAAAACATTCAAAACACATAGATGAATTAACACTAATTTCTTTTTTATTACAGATAGGACATATTTTAGTATTTTTCTTTTCATTTCTTTTAGACAACTGTTGATAATGTCCTTTATTGGCACCCGAATTTCCAGACTGTTGAGCATGACAATTTGGACATAAAATTTGTAAATTATCAAGTTCATTATTATAATGATTACCATCTATATGATGTAATTCTAAAGGAATAGGTTTTCCATTCCATTCTTCTAAACCACAAATTTCACATTTAGGCTCTTTAATACCATCTCTAATTAATTTTGTTTTTAATATATGAGATCGTACACAAGTACCCTTAATGTATTCTTCCGCAGTTTTATAACTGGTATCATCCTTCATGCCTTTTCCACCAGGATTACCAGCATAAACAATTCCCATCTTATTTAAATAAGAATTTAATGTTTCGGGTTTACATTGTAGTTCCCTGCATATAAAGGCTTTTGATTGATTCTCTTCAATCCATCGTAAAATATCTTCTTTTCTTTCTAAAATATCAGTTCTCATAATCTTCCTCCCATATCTCCTATATATAAGTAGGGATTAAATAAGGAAGGTTCAATTTTTTGGAACACATTATTTTCTAAGAACAAATCCCTATTCCATTTCGGCTACAAGGGTAAGTTCCTGGTAAGTAAAGCCTCCGCGGCGGCCCAGCTCTAAAGCCCCAGGTTAGCCAGTTAAGCTGTAACATTTATCCGATATGCTAAACGGTAGGCTCGTATCGGCACCTAAACCGAATCCCATTACATGTGACAATGTAGGATTAATATTGCCACACAATACCACCAACCGGAGTCGAACCGGTACGCCATTAAAGCCAGGGTTTTTAAGACCCTTATGTCTACCTATTCCATCATGGTGGCGCGGGCGATGCCATTTCTATAGCGGCCCACCGCCGTAGCCGCTTGTAAAGTTCATTTGAATTAATAAGTTACCAAATATTAAATTGTCAAAAATTTAATTGCCCATTGGACCATACCTCACGTTGCAGAACTTTACTATTCTATTTTAAAAGGTCTTCTCGACCTTATAAATAAATTATAGTAAAAATTTCAAGAATTTTAAAATTTTTACTTTTTAATAGCTTTGGTTCTTTTGTAGAGATCCCACTTCTATGTCTCAATTTGCTGCAGTTCGGGTACTGTTCTATCGTTTCTCTCGATTATCAACGACCAGGGTCATCTGGTGAACCTCTCTGTAAGTGTTGCACGTGCCGCTTACAGTTACGCATTGCTATTAACGGTCTAGCCGAGAATCGAACTCGGAGCTTCTGGGCGACAACCAGATGATTTAGCCATTAATCGACAAGACCAAATGAGGTTTTTATTTATCGGTTCGCCACAAGTTCCTCAAAACTCCCGTGTTTTAAAGTCTTTAACTTTGACTAGGGTTACTTTGCGTCTTTATATACCGTTTTCCCACTAAGCCACATATCAGGGTGCTTGGCTTACTAAATTCAGCGACTAAGCCTGCCGGTGGTAGTTTACCCCAATCCATGATAACGGTTGCATGACATTTTTTTATAGAGTAAAGCCATGAATAACTTCTCTTTTTTGGCGTGTTAGGAGGCCCTCCTAACCTGGTACGCCACAGTTGCCTTATTTTATAGACCAGTCAACTGGAAATGGAAGGTCTATATGTCCCAATCTTGTCTAGGCGGGACTCCACATGGGGCCTAGGGTACCAACGGGAATTACAGGAATCGAACCTATATTCTACGGTTAACAGCCGTATGTACTAACCCTTGTACTAAATTCCCAAACATAGGATAATAAATCTTATTTTCTTTCCTTACCTTATATATATATTATATAATAATTTTTAAAAAAACTCAAATTTTATTGCTTTAGATAGCCAATGATCCATCGGAGAATCGAACTCCGGGCATTATTTAAAAAGCTTTTCAAAAGAAAAATCTTCAAAAAATTTAATTCCTTTAACTTGTCCATTTTTGGTAGGGCGTATTCTTAAAGAAATCATTTTTTTATTTCCAATAATATCCATTGGGACAATAGCTATTTTATCATAATTTTGATTATAAAATACAAAATAATCTACTTCACCAACGTATGTATCATAAACTTTATTTGTGGTATGATTTTTTGAACTTCGACAGTAACATCTAATAGAACCATTATCTTCTTCATTAGCAGTTTTTACTTGTATTCTATTAAACTTTCCACCAAACTCCGCGATCATATCATATCGTTGATTGTCTCCCCAAGGAATACATACAGGAATATTATACTTTTGAAATTCATATAAAGCCCTTGCTTCAGAAAATTCACCTTTTGTTTTGTTATTCATCTTTATCACCTCTTATTATTTAATGAGGATAGTGGGACTTGAACCCACGACCCGCGCATTAAAAGTGCGCTACTCTCCCAACTGAGTTACATCCTCTCGTAAGGAAGTGACAAAGTATCAAGGACTTTATATCTTTTTAAATCGTATGCTCTACCTACTGAGCTAATGGATCATTTAAGCTTCCGAAGGGACTCGAACCCTTAACCTTCTGATGCTGCGCGACCCGGTCGCTATGGATGAGGGAGGAATTGAACCTCTCGGCAGCCGATTTCCCGGCCTTCGCTACCTTGCATCGTTTGTTTATTTGTTGCCTCTTCATCCCGGGCAAGCGCGGGAGGCGCGAGCTTACTGTTCCCGTCTGAGATTGCGGATTCCTGTTAATGATGGCGCCCACCTTGCCCGAAAGCTCCCAAACGGACTTGAACCGTTAACCTGCTGATTACAAATCAGCTGCTCTGCCAATTGAGCTACGGAAGCATAAGCATATTTTCGCCATATGCCAGAACGCTATCTTTTATACGAGTATAGACTCGCTATTGATTTACCCTCAATAGTAAAAGTATCCGGCTATCACGGTACTCATTTAAAACAAGTGCTTGATTTTCACTTCCTTTACCTTATATAAATATTATATATAAATTTTCTAAAAAAGTCAATATTTTAAATTTTTAAAATTTAATCAGTCAGAATAATCCTCATTTAAAAAGTCTTCTATATTTACTATATAATCATAAAGAATAGAAACTTTCCCATACCGTCTATCCTCATGCATATGACCACAGAACCAATGAGTAAAATCTACAGTACTACGAATCATTTCTAAACGATTACTGACTTCACTAATACGGTAACTTTTCCAAGTCTGCCTAGTTATTTCAGCAGGAACATCATGAGTAATAATAAAATCTACTTTATTATGATATGTTTCTAAGTTTCGAAAAGCCCGATCCCATTCCTCAGCAGAAGGAATTTCTTGCGGCCACCAAAACTTATGAATATCCTCTTCTTCAGTACGTGTTACAGTTCCTCTATCTGTCGACTGCGCACCGCCCATACAAAAATAAGTATGTCCATCAATTTGATAAATTTCACCACGCATTAGATGAATTATTGACTCACCTATCTTCTGTACTCGGCCGCCATGCCAATGTGTAACAGGATAAGTTTCTAATCTATCATAATTCTCATGATTACCGTCAACGAATAAAGTAGTCCATGGACACTCCTGATACCAATGATAAGTTTGAAGCTCATCATAAGACCAGTTCTCATCTTTTAAATTAGAAGGTAATGCCCAATTCTCTTCATCAAAATATTCTTTAGTAAAAGGTGAATTCCAAAGCAAGCCAAAATCACCACAGACAATCACGTAATCTT